ACAGGACAACACAATCCCTTTACTCTTATGGGTGGTGGGTTATTTCACTTAGCCTTTGGTGCAATCTTAACAGGTAGTGCAATCGGCTCAAATAAGTAAATGCCAGTTAAGAAATGCAGGAATGGTAAATATAGAATCGGTAGTGGTAAGTGTATATACAAAAGTAAAGTAACTGCAAAAAGAGCATACAAGGCTTATTTAGCAAAGAAAAAATAAAGGGATAATTATGGAAGAGAGAGTTGCTAGAATGGAAACAACATTAGACAGACACGATTCACAAATAACTAAGTTGTTCAGTCGTGTTGATGAAACTAATAAATGTATTCAGAAGATTAATAATAGTATGTTGCAGATTAAATGGAGTGTCTATGGTGCGATTGGTTTCTATATTATTACCCAGATTGGAATTATAGAGGCATTTAGAATAGCTATATGATGGCATTACTTACAAATATAGCACCTATAATACTAGGCTTTGTAGCTAAACTCTTTGCTCTAAAGAGTCAAGCAGCAGCAGAGAATCAGAAGTTAATGATACAATCGCTACAGGTTCGTAATGATTCTATCAATATGGCTAGAGATAGAGCAGACAAGGAATCACCTATGGCTGCTATGAATAGAAGAGTAATTATATTTGTCATCTTAGGTTTAGTTATATTCACTCAAGTAGGACCAGTATACTTTGATGTTCCTACTGTAATACCTAATATAGTTAAAGGATTCAGTTTCTTAGGTTTTCAGTTTACTCCAGATGTAGTAGAATATGCGACTGTAGAAGGCTTGCTTAAGATGGATGAAATTTTTAGGTGGGCAACAATGATTATAGAGTTTTATTTTGGAGCACAACTTGCGAAGGGGAAGTAAATGACATATGTACAAATTATAAATTCAGTCTTACGTAGGTTAAGAGAAGATACTATTGATACTGATTGGGTAGGGGATTTAATTGGTTCAACTGGTCCTACAGATTATCAAGTAATGATTGGTGATTTTGTTAATGAAGTTAAAACAGAAGTTGAAGATGCTTGGGATTGGACTTCATTAAGAAGAGTGGAAACAATAGCTACCGTAGCTGACCAACGTAGCTATGATTTGCCAAGCACATCTTTACGTACTAGAACATTATCTGTGCAAGAACAATCACAGGGAAGCATGTTACAAGCAGTACCTGATACATGGATTAGGAGGCAACAGTATCCTTCTCCTGATAGTTCAGGTGTTCCTTCCTACTTTTCTATTAATGGAACCAGTGGTGGATTACTAACAGCACAACTCTATCAAAAACCAGACAAAGTTTATAACATTGATTTTTATTTACTTGACCCACAAGATGATTTAACAGAAGCAGCAACTGTTTTATTAGTTCCTTCTACTCCAATTATAATGGGAGTATGGGCCAGAGCTATTGCAGAGAGAGGCGAGGATGGTGGTTCTTTATCAGACATGGCACAATATCAATATCAACAAGCATTAGCAAATAATATTCAACAAGACGTGGGCAGACATTCAGACGAGGTAATTTGGAATGGCAGCTAAACCTATTCAACCTTTAGTATTAGACTCCATTGGTGTACATGGTTTAAATATACAATCATCACCATCTAGTCTATCACCTCAATGGTTGACTACAGCTAACAATGTTATGTTGGATGAGAAAGGACGAGTTAGTACAAGAAAAGGAGTTAAACAGTTAACAAATCTTGTAACAGATAGTGCAACAGCTAATACTTTACAAGTTAAATCATTAGGTGAATATGTAAGTATAACTGGTGTAAAGACTTTATTTGCTGGAGTTGGTGCAAACGTATATAAAATTAATACAGCTAATACACCATACACTTTTGATGTACAAACTTTTTCCGGTGGAACAACCAAGACTGATGGTAATTGGCAATTTACAAACTTTAATAATCAGTTCTATGGTGTACAAGCAAGTAATAAACCTATTAATTATAGTGGCTCTGCTTGGCTAGACCTAGAAGATGTAGGAAGTTATGCAGCTCCTAGTGGTGTAACTACATTTACTCCTAGTTGTATACTTGGGGAATATGGTAGACTATGGGTTGGGGATATTGGTGAGAATAGAGATGTTGTTTATTATTCTGATACTCTTATTGGACAGACATTTAATGGTGGAGCTTCAGGTTCCATAGATTTAAAAACTGTTTGGGCAGGTGATAGTATAACAGCATTGGCTTCCTTTATGGGTAAGCTAGTTATTTTTGGTAATAATAATATTGTTATTTATAATAACCCATGGAATCCAGCAGCAGATGAGTTTGTATTAGATGAAGTAATTGAAGGTGTAGGATGTGTTGCTAGAGATTCAGTACAATTAATTGGTGATGATATTGTATTTTTAAGTTCGTCAGGTGTGCGTTCATTAGGTCGTACAATACAGCAAGACACAATGCCACTGACAGATTTAAGTTTGGCTATAAAAGATGAACTAAGAACAAATATTGTTGGAGCAGACATGGCTAAAGTAAAAGCTCAGTATGATTTATCAACTGGTTCTTACTTACTTGGTTTTCCTGATAGAAATGTTGTTTATGTTTTTGATTTTAAAGCTATTACTCCTGATGGTGCTCCAAGAGTTACCACCTGGAATTTTGAAACAAAGAAAAATCCTAAGTCTTATTTATCTACAACAGATACATTGTATATAGGATTAGGACATTTAAATTATGCTGGAAGGGTAGCCTCTTATGATGGCTATTATGATGTAGAGAAAGAAGATGTAACTGGTGATTATGGAACATCAGGTGCTTGTGCAGCTGCTGGTAATACATGGGAATCAGGAACCAGTAAATGTTGGGCGGATGTAGACAATACTTATCAATCAGATTTTAAAACTGTTTGGTTAGATTTTGACCAACCCGGAATTTCTAAATTCTTAAAAAGATTTTTAGGTGTTTGGTCTGGCGGTAAGAATATGGATGTAACATTAAGTTGGTATAGAGATTATAGTGCTATACCTACTGCAGTTAATTTTACATTAGACCCAGTATCAACCGGTACTGAGTGGTTATATGAAACTCCATCAGCTTCCGGAACATCATTATATGGAGTTGCTAAGTATTCACCTGCTTTCCATCCAGCGGAGTATAAAGTTTCTATGTCTAAGGCAGCCAAGGTAGTTAGACTAGAAGTAGCACAGACAGTAAGCGGATTTAAAGCTGCTTTACAGAACATGACTATTTGGGCAAAACAAGGAAAAATAAGATGAGTAATTATAATATAGCAGTAGCTTGGTCTGGTAAGGATGCTTTAGCAGACAGTAATCCAGACAAGGTAGTAAGTGGTGGTGACTTTAATACGGAATTTACAGCAGTACAAACAGCAGTTAATTCTAAAGCAGATTTAGCAGGGAGTGCCTCTCAGATATTTAGTGCTACGACAGCAGCAGCAGGCACTAATACGACACAGGTGGCAACAACAGCTTTTGTACAAGCACACTATGCTTATCCAATAGGTGCAATATTTACTACAACAGCAGTTTATGCTGATTCAGCAGCAGTTGTTGCAGCAATCGGTGGAACGACTTGGGTAGCTTTTGGAGCAGGCAGGGTACTGGTGGGTTTGGATTCTGGTGATTCAGACTTTGATACCTCAGAGAAAACAGGTGGTGCTAAAACTGGTGCTCATACATTGACAGTCAGTGAGATGCCTGCTCACACGCATGACCAATTCAAAGCAACAACTGTTGATAATTTTAGTATAGATGATACAACCAGATATACAGGAGCAGCTACTGTACAGACAGGTTCAACTGGTGGTGGTGCATCACACAGTCACCCAATAGTACAACCGTACATAGTAGTATATTTTTGGAAACGCACAGCATAATAGGAGATAAGATATGTGGGGAGCAATAGCAAGTTCATTAATTGGCGGCATAATGACAAACAGAGCTGCAAAGAAAGCCGCTGCCGCACAAAGAGAGGCAGGTGAAAGAGCTTACCAAAGGTCATTACCTAGAGGTGTTAGTGGTTTGTTTGGCACCTTTGGCTATGATGAACAAGGTGGTTCAACGATGGCCTTGAGTGGCGACTTGCAAGCTCAGTATGATGCCTTAATGGGCAGAGCTGGCCAGACTGGACAACAGATTCAAGACTTAAACCCTCTTGAACTACAACAAAGTTTATATGACCAACAAATGGGATTGTTACAACCACAGCAAGAACAGCAAACATTAGACCAAGAAGCTAGGTTATTACAACAAGGACGATTAGGAAGCACTGGTGGTGCAGGACAGATGCAAGCATTAGCGGAAGCACAGGGACAACAACGAGCTGGTTTACTGGCTAGTTCCTATGGTACTGCACAGCAAACTCTGGACTCAATGAGGGCAAGAGAAGCAATGGATATGCAAAATGCTATAGGCATTGGTAATCTTCCTATGAATTATGCAAACACAAGTGCACAAATGGCTGGCTTGACAGGAGCTGCTGGACAGTATGCAGGTAATGCAGCACAAGAAGCTGCTTTAGGCTTAGGTGGTACACAAGCTAACTTCTGGGCCAATGCTATGGAACAGTTTGGTGATAGGAAATATAATAAATTTGATAAATGGATGGGCGATAAAGTATCTGGAATGTGGGGTGGAAATACAGGTGCTCCTTCCGCAGCTAGACTTAATAATCCATACGCATAGGAGTATAAGAAATGGCAACAGAACCGGGATTGTTTGCAGGCTTAGGAAAATATGAAGCCGAGCTAATAGATGACGCTACACAACGAGAGGCCTCTTCAGCTGATGTAGGTACTGGTTGGCAAGCTATGACACAAGCCGCTGGTAGAGCCGGTGGTATGATAGGTAGGTCTGTTGGTAGAGGACTAGGAGGAGTGACAACTGCTGAACAAAGAGTTACAGACTTCCAAGAAATTGTTTCAAGTGTTCCAGACTTTAACCCTAATAATGTAGAGAGTTTACAAGCAATGTCCTCAGCATTATGGCGTGGTGGTTTCTATGACCAAGCAAAAGATATGATGGACACTTCTCAAGCTTATCAAATGATGAACGCAGAGGCTGCAAATGTTAAAGCTAGGACAGACCAAATCTTTAACAGTATGTCATTAGAGAACCAAAGATTAGAATTAGAGAAAAGTATGAATACTGCTCAACTTGCTCAGATAGATGAACTCATTGCTGCTTCTAAGGCAGGTACAATAAGAGATGATTATTTAGCTGAACTGAAAGGTAAGTTTACTGATGCTGAGATTTTACGAATAGAGGAAATGATTAGTTCTTCAATAGCTACAACAGCGAGAGAAGATGTTAAGCTTGGACTATTAAAGGAAACTACTGAGGCTGATATTGCACAGATAAATTCATCAATAGCTCTTAATCAGAAAAATATAGAAGTTGCAGATGCTGAGATTAAAGTGGCTGAACAGAGTATTAAAGCAAGCATAGCAAATATTGATAACCTTAGTGTAACAGACATGGAAAGGAATTTTAATGCTGCTGTTGAAAATGGTGCCTATGATGGTACCTATATAGAGTATCAGACTCTCATGGCTAACTTGAAGAAAGTTCAGGATGAAGGTAGTATTAGTCTTTATAAGTATGCTAAGAGTAAAGCTGGTGGTTCATTTGAAGGAACACTGGAAGATTTCATAACCAGTGTTACAGGTGTGGATTATAAGAAGGCTGTTGCAGAGGATGAAAATTTAAAGACTACCTTTTATGACTATAAAGGAACTAATAAAACCAATCTTGAAGATTTCCTTGATACTAAGATTGATAAAGGACCATTTGATTACCGTAAAGAAGGAGATGTAGTATTAGGTGATGCAGTATCTGGAGAGTATACTGTAGAACAAATTGGTAAACACTTGTTCCAGATGGGTAAAAATGCAGGAATAGACCCAGAACAGGTTTGGGAATTATATCAAGGTGATATTGACTTTATAATGAACCAACCTATAATGCAAACATTAGGTGCTTATAAAAAATACGAACAACCAGTAGGTGGTGGTGCAGATGCTGGTGACACAGTTGACTCCGCTGCTCAAATTAATGTAAGCTTTTAAGCCATGCCAACAGGAATCCCTAGAGGTTATTCTTCAAGGCAGGAATGGGCCAAAGCTCAAGGCATAGCTATTCCTGTTATGCAACAACCACCAGCTTTTATTCAAGACAAGAGCTTTGGTGACTTCACTCCTGTAAAATTCGACATAGTCGCACTTCCACGGATGTCAACCAAGCGTGTATCCCCCGCAGACGTTGCAATAGCAAATGATGAATTCAGTAATGAAGGGGAAGCTGCTACTTTTTGGAAAGAGTTCTATAGAGCAAAAGATGCAGAGTATAAAGCATTATGGAATCAATTTGATGCAGCAGGTGATGAAGAAAGTAAGATAGCACTTAATAGACAGTATCAAAAAGCTCTGGACCTCAGAGAGAAATTCAATAGAGATTACGAACTTACATTTGATAAGGTAGAATCATCAGGTGCTGTTAATTTAATGGATTCCAAAAAGGTTGAAGAATATACAATGGATGATTTAAAACATAATCGTCCTCTTCTTGAATCAATACAAAGAACAAATGGTGCATACAAAAATGATGGGACATTAAAAACAAGAGATGAATTATTACAAGAGTGGGTAAGGGACCAACAGCTTATTGAATGGAATGTTGGTAGGAAAGGAATAAATGCTATTAAGGAAGCTTTTATGTCAGAGGAACAAAAAATAGACTTTGGTATACAAGCTCTTACTTTTTCTAAAACCAAAGGGTGGTCCCCTTTTTCGGAAGGTGGAATATCAGGCAAGGAATCATTTGAGAATATAGCATTAGCTCTAGCAACAGACCCACTTACTTATGCCACTAGAGGATTTAGTACCTTAGCTATCACCATTGCCAAAACTGCTGCCAAGCTTAGTCCAAAAGCAGCCAATGCTCAGAAAGTAATTGCAGGTTGGTTAAATAATCATCTTAAAACTAAAACTGCTCTTAAATCAGGTGGATATGCTTCTGCTTATACAGCTACTTTCATGGCCGCAGATAGTCTATCTGACCAAAATATTCTTGTACAGGCTGATTTACAAAAAGATATAGATTTAGGAGAGGTAGGAAAGGAAGCACTTATTGGTGCTGCACTTGGCTTTGGTCTTGGTATTACTATAGGTGGGTTGGGTGTAGGAGTTGGTGCTTCAAGACAAGCTCTAAGAAACAGAGCTGAGAAATGGCGTATTAGGGAAGGATTAAATGACCAGCAATTTATAGATAAAGTAGGAGCAGCTGTTAGTAATAAGAATGATTTGAAGGTATTTTTAAAATCTATAGGTTATGATAGGAAAGCAGTTAAGGAAGAAGCTAAGAGATTTAAGGTAGAACAAGAAGCCTATGTAACTCCTACTGTTGTTAGAAATTCTGAAGATTCTCTACTTGCAACCAAATTAGGTCAAGAGAAA